CCCCATGAGTTTTTCGTGCTGGCCGGGATCCGGGCAGACGAATGGGCGTGGCTGGAGCGGCATGCTCCGACGCGGGCGCTGACGGGGGTGTGGACGGTGGGCCTGCCGATGAAACAGGAAAAGGCGGAGCTGTGGTACGAGGTGTACTATCGGGAGAGGGAGGAATGATGAATGAGTTGACCCGTTTCGCAGAGGCATTGTTACCAATATTGGAACAGGAATCAAACCTGACCTGGGGGCCGAAATCAGTCGGCAGGATGCTGCGCTGGACACTCCGAGAGACCGGGCAAACGCTGGCACGAGGTTGGATCTCGGTAGAGGAGCAATTGCCCAGCCTGGATGCCGGATTCGTGCTCATGTATATCGATTTCAACGAGCCCCACACCGTGGCCGCCATTCGGCTAGGATATTATGATGTCCAGGACGGACATTGGCGGACGCAGATAAAGCGGCTACGATCACATTGGCAGATCACGCATTGGATGCCACTGCCGGAAACCCCAGATGGGGCACAGGAGGCACACAGTGCATAGGAGTCTGATCGAGTGGACGGACTATTCAGGCGGCGCGGCCAATTTTGTGCGGCGTGGCAAGCGGCCGGGGGACTGCGAGATATCAGCGGGGTGCAAAAACTGCTACGTCGAGCGATGCTGGCGGCGCAATCCGAGCGTGTGGCCACGGGAGACGACCTGCTATCCTGAGAAACTGGCCAGCCTGTCGAGGTGGAAGCCTACGCCGCGCGGGAATCCCTACCGTCGGGGGACCGGGAGCAAACCGATGGTGTTTGTGTGCGATACCGGGGACCTGTTTCACGACGCAGTGCCGGACGCGTTTATTGTACAGGCATTGAGTGCGATGGCCGGGCGTCCTGACGTGGATTGGCAGATCCTGACCAAGCGGGCGGCACGGATGGTGCCGCTGGTCAACGACTGGCTGGCAGATCGCCGCATGGCGTACGCTCCAACTTGCATATGGTTTGGGACCACGGTCGAATGGCAGCGCCAGGATTGGCGTGTCGAGCGACTGCTGAGCCTGCGCTCGTTCCGGCGGTGGCTGTCGGTGGAGCCGATGATCGGCGCTCTGGATCTGGTCAAGCCGCTGGGCCTGTGGGTCGGCGACCTGGCGTGGGTCGTGGTCGGCGGGGAGAGCGGCAGCGAGGCGAGGCCGATGCATCCGGACTGGGCGCGCCAGGTGCGCGACCTGTGCCAGGTACGTGAGGTGCCGTTCTTTTTCAAACAGTGGGGGGAATGGGCTCCGTGGGATGGAAATCTTAGTGATCCGTTCATTGTGGCGGCGGTCCATACGGATGGCAGTTATCAGCGGATCGGAGATGGGATCGACGAGTCCCCCTCGTGCACGATGGCCCGCGTGGGCAGGAAACGCGCCGGCAGGGTGCTGGATGGCAGGGAGTGGAATGAGTTTCCAGAGGAGGATCCAGATGCATAAACGAGCGATCCAGTGCACGTTCTGCGAGCGGGAGGCGTACGCACCAGAGATCATCCAGCCGCCGATGTGCGAGAAACACCACCTGGTGGCGCTGCTGGTCAACCGGCTGGAACGGAATGACCGGCAGGTGACGCTGGCGACGGTGCGAACGATGCACAGCCACCTGGTGCGGCCATTTATCACGGACGGCGAGCTGCCGAAGTTGTTGGGCGATATTATGAGAGGAGACAACAATGTACATCCGCATACCGCTGGACGAAATCCAGCCTAATCCGTTTCAGAAACGATTCGACTATGGGGGCATCGAGGAGCTGGCCAGTTCCATCCGGGCGATGCTGGGGGCCAGGCCGGAGACGTCGGGGCTGCTGCAAGTGCCCCCGGCGCGGCTGTGGGACGTGGGGGCCGGGCAGCCGCTGTCGTTGGAGCATCTGGGCGATGCGGACGAGATCCTGGGGCTGCTCAACGCAGAGCTGCAGGTGCAGCTCGCGGCGGGACATCGCCGGCTGGCGGCGTTCCGGCGCCTGCGCGGCGGAGAGTTGGGGACGCCGGTGGACGTGGAATATGCCACGTTCCCGGTGGAGCTGCAGGTGCTGAGCGACGAGCAGATGATCGACGTGGCGTGGGTGGAGAATGCCGAACGCCTGGACCCGAACCCGATCGAGGAGGCGTTGATGCTCCAGGATGCGATGGAGCGGTTCGAGTGGACACAGGAGCAGGTGGCCAAGCGCTGGCGATTGAGCCGGTCGGGGGTGGCCAACAAGATCCGGCTGCTCAAGCTGCCGGAAGACGCACAGGGGGCCCTGCGGCGCGGCGAGATCGGCGAACGGCACGGCAGGCTGCTGCTGTCGGCGATGGGCAAATCGCCGGTGGTGTTTGAGCAGTTCAAGGCGGAGGTGTTGCCCGCGGCGAAACCTGAGGCGGATGTGTTGAGAAAGGCGCGGCGGGAGGCGGACCAGTTCGCGCGATCGTACGCGAATATGGTGATCGGTGATAGCAAATGTGTAGCCTGTGGCGAGCCGATCGTGCCGACCAACCATCAGGTCTACCGCCACTATGAGAACGGTGGGTACGTGTTCATGTGCACGGCGTGCTATCGCGCGGTCACCGGGTGGATGCCACCGTCGAGTACAGAGGCCAACAAGATCCTGGAAGGTACGATCCTAAACCACCGAAAGCGCCTGGCTGACGCGGGATTTCCGCTGGACGTGGTGGTGGGCCAGGGCGATCCGGCGATCCACACGGACAAATGCGTAGAGTGCGCGTATCGCGATGCGGACGGCGTGTTCTGCCTGGACAGCGGCTGCGCGGCGACGAAAGCGGAATATTGGAAATCTTACCAAAATACGACGTTCCTGGAGCGGGTGCGGATCCAGTTTGGGACGATCGCACCGATCGTCGAGGGCTACGGCGGGGTGGATCTGTCCTCGTACAACGAGATAGACGTGGCCATGGTGCGCGATGGGACCTGCGCGCCCGGGAAATGCGAACGGCTGCGATTCCGACGGGTGTTTTCTGCGAGGGGGTATATACGACCGTTCGAGGATCTCCTGTACGTGTATAATTGCAATCACTCATCGTCGCACAAGGCGTGCCAGCGCCGGTGGCTCGCGGCACAGCGGACGGAGGATGAGGTCGAGGCGGAACAACTGGCCGTGCGGATAGGACGGCGGAACCAGGGGCAGGCGCGGCTCATCGAGGCCCGGGCGATCGAGGCCGTGGCCGAGGCGCTGCAGGGGGGAAACGCGACGACGTGGCGTCGGCTGGCCAGGAAATTCGATAGCGAGGCGGACCAGGGCGGCCTCGCTATCGAGGGTTTTGTGGCCATCGTGGCCAGAGAGGTGTTTGGGAATCCCACAGAACATTGCGGGGATTGGGGCGCGGAGGACACGCTCGAACTCGCGCAGGAGCTGATCGCCGAGCGGATGCAGTTCCTGGGTGTGAAACTGCCAGAGACGACGGACGACGTGGTGAAGCGGATCGAGCGGATCGAGGGATTTGTGTTGGACGAGGATGGCCAGGTGCGCGGGGATTTGACGCAGGCGCAAATCGAGGGCAACCTGGATAACCTGGAAAAGCTGGAGCGAAAGCTGGGGGATGCCCACAACAAGCGGACCCTGAGCGATGCCGATTTTGAGCGGATCGTCGTGCAGGTTCGCTGGCTGCACGAGCACGTGGCGGCGAAACGGGATGGGGCCGTGGAGGACGTGGACGAGGGCCAACTGGAAATGATCTGCAATACGTCAGTGGAATACGCGCGATCCTATATCGAGGATGCGAACGCGGCGACACTGCAGGCGGCCCTGGAGCGAGAGCGGTCGTCAGGCAAGGCGCGGGGGACGCTGGTACAGCATCTCGAGCGTGAGATCGGGCGGCGAGAGATGGAGGCTGCCAGTGGATGAGATCGCGACGTGTGTGATGTGTGGAAAGCAGATCGCCATGAGCGAGCTGCTGGATCCGAATGTGCTGTCGGATTGGCGGATCATCCACTGGGGCGGGGAAACGGTTTACGTCTGCTCGGATGAGTTCCCGCCCGATGACGCGGGCCAGGACGCGTTCCGGGATGCGTACGTGGCTGTGCTGCAAAAGATGGTCGATGTTTCCGGGAAACAACCGGAGATTGACGAACAGGGGATCCTGTGATATGATGGAGTCAGACGTTTCAGGAGAGAACATGATCGTGCAGGTGGACGGGCGGTCGTGGGCGGTATCCGGGCGGGTGGCCAAGATCCTGTTGTGGCTGCTGAGCAAGGCGGACCGGATCGAGCGAATGGAACGGGTACGGATCACATTCAACTGCTCGGGGGGGACGGTTAGCACGGAGCTGAGCGAGGCCGAGCGGGTGTAGACAAATCCATCATCGGCCCTGGGCATCCAGGGCGGCGTTAGCGTAAAAAGCGCGCTACTGTCTTTATGGCAGTGGCGCGCTCTTTGTTGTCATGAGGAGGTCCTATGAGGACGCAGGTAAAGATGTTGCTGATTGTGCTGGCCATCCTGGCGCTGGCAGCGTGCACGGGCGCGCAGACCGGGGGGCTGGACGACTGGTCGGTGTTTCTGGTCTGGGTGACCACGCCGGGCGGCGGCTCGTTGGTGATCGGCGCGCTGATGTCGGCGGGGTACGAGTACGTGCCCAAACTGTCAGCGCTGACGCAAAAATGGAAACGCGCTGCGTTTCTGGGGGCGTGCGTGGCGGTGCCGGTGATTGGGGCTGGGCTGGGCGTCGCGACGGATGGATGGGCAGCGAGCTGGCGAGATACGTTCTGGCCGGCGCTGCTGACCGGGGTGACTATGTTTGGCTCCGGGACGATTGCGCATACGCCCCGTCTTCCGGATGCCCCAGGACTCGAATGACCCCCCGGCGTGCTGCCCGCCCGTGTGCCCATCCAGGATGCCCCCATCTGGTGCGCGGGCGCAACCGGCGGTTTTGCGATGTGCACCAGGCTGAGGAATGGAAGCGGCAGGATGCCCGGCGTGGCAGCCCCGCTGAGCGTGGATATGGCGCCCAGTGGCAGGAGGCCCGGGATCAATACCTCCGGGATCACCCGGTGTGCGAGCGGTGCGGACGCAACGCAGCAACGATTGTGCATCACATCATGCGGAAACGTGGTGGTGGCAGCGACGATCCGATCAATCTACAGGCGTTATGTAGGCTCTGCCACGCTCAAATACACGCTAATGCGGGCGAATTGTTCGGCCAGGATCGATAGGGTAGGGGCGGTCAAATCGCTGGCACGATCGGCGTCATGACCGCGCGGGTAACCAGATTTTTTTGTGTACGGGATCGGGGATGCCAGGACCAACGCCAAAAAGTCCACAACTAAGACAGCGCCGGAACCGCGCAACGACGCGCGCGAACCTCACGGTGATTGCCAAGCCGCGAAAACGGGCGCCACGCCTGCCAAGCCGTGGGAAGGGGAAATCGTGGCATAAGCTGACGCGCACTTGGTGGCATGATATTTGGCATTCGCCGATGGCCGAGGAATACCTGAGAGTTGATCGGCATGCGCTGTTTCGTCTGGCCCTGCTCATCGATCTGTATTGGACGGAGCCGACCAAGGAGCTCGCGGGTGAGATTCGCCTAGAGCAGCAGGCGTTCGGGCTGACGCCGCTGGATCGGCGGCGCTTGGAGTGGACGATTGAACGGGTGGAGGCAGCACAGGAGCAGAAGCGGAAAACGCCGCCTCCTGAGATCGAGGACCAGGAGGATCCCCGCGAACGCCTGAAGGTGGTGGGCACATGACGACGCTGATCGTGCCTGAGTTCGAGGAGCAGCTATGGCCGACGCTGGGTCCGCAGGTGTGCGCGTTCATCGAGGAATTCCTGGTGTTTGGGCCCGGCGACCTGCGCGGCGAGCCGGCCCGATTGGACGACGAGAAACGGGCGTTGATCTACCGAATGTACGAGATCTACCCGCAGGGGCACTCGCTCGCGGGCCGGCGGCGTTTCAAGCGGGTTGGCCTGTCATTGCGGAAAGGCACGGCGAAAACGGAGCTGGCGGCCTGGCTGGCGGCGGTCGAATTACACCCGAATGGGCCAGTACGGTGCGATGGATTCGATGCCAACGGGCAGCCCGTGGGCGTTGGCGTGACCGATCCGTATATCCCGATGGTGGCCTACACGGAGGAACAGTCGGATGAGCTGGCGTACGGGGCGCTGCGGGTGATCCTGGACTATAGTCCGCTGGCCGGGGATTTCGACATCGGGCTAGAGCGGATCCTGCGTTGGGGTGGGGATGGCAAAGCGGTGTCGCTGGCAACCTCGCCGTCTGCGCGAGATGGGGCCCGGACCACATTTCAGGTGTTTGACGAGACGCACCGGCTGGCGTCGCCGAAACTGCTGGCGGCCCACCGGACGATGCTGGCCAACATTCCCAAGCGGTTCCTCGCCGACGCGTGGAGTTTCGAGATCACGACGGCCCCGGCCCCAGGCGAGGGCTCCGTCGCCGAGAACACGATGGACTATGCGCGGCAGGTCGCCGGGGGCAAAATCGAAGATTCGCGGCTGTTTTTTTTCCACCGGCAGGCATCGGACGATCACGACCTGACGACGCGGGAGGGGATCCTGGCGGCTGTGATCGAGGCCAGCGGGCCGGCAGCAACATGGAGTGACATTGAAGGGATCGCCGACCAGTGGAGCGACCCGACGGCGGATCAAACGTACCTGGAGCGCGTGTGGCTCAACCGGCTGGTGCGATCCAGCGAGCGCGCATTCGACGTCATGCAGTGGGACAAATTGGCGGACATCGAGTACAACGTGCCGGATGGCGCGACGATTACCCTGGGATTCGACGGCGCGCGCTGGCACGACGCGACGGCCCTCGTCGGGACGGAGATCGCCACCGGGTACCAGTGGCTGCTCGGGCTGTGGGAGCAGCC